CACAGGAACAATTTCTATTAGAGATAGTTTTAATGTGTCTAGTCTTACCGATGGGGCAACAGGTGACTATTTATCTAATTTTTCTTCTAATATGGCAAGTAATAATTACCCATCTTCAGTCAATACTGGCGGAGCAAGTGTTGTAATAGCGTCAGGTAGAGAAGGTAATAGCAGTACATTTGGACAAAATATTGCTTGGGTACGGACAGGATCACGAAACGGAAACAGTCAAGCGTGGGTAGATAGTGAAATGATGTCAGTAACTGTACACGGAGACCTAGCATGAGTACAATCACAGTAACAAATATAAAAGCTACAGGTGAAACAGCTAGTCGTGCAGTCTCAGGAGTTGCGGCGGCTTGGTGTAACTATGATGGCACAGGGACAGCTTCAATAAGGGATAGTATTAATATTGCTAGTTTAACTGATAATGGTACAGGTTCACATTCTATTTCTTTTTCAAATACAATGGATAATGCTAACTACGCTACTCAAGTTACAGGAGCTGAAACTGGTTCTGGGGGAGATGCCAATCAACTAGGTACTTTAACACGTGATGGTACATATACCACTTCTATTGTTTCAATTTCTGGAACACATACAAATAGTGGGAATAGTGTAGACAATCAAAGAATGTTGGTTACAGTAAATGGAGACTTAGCATGAGTACAATAAACGCAGCAAACATCACCGATGGTACAACATCAGTTCCTACAGGGTATGTAGTCAATGGGTCTGCGAAGGCTTGGGCTAACACACCTAGTGACGGTGAAGCTGTAAATGAAAGTTTTAATATTAGCAGTTTAACTGATGTAGCAACAGGAGTACAAAGATTTACTCTATCTAATAGCATGTCTTCAAGTAATTATACTGCTGTTTTTACACCAAGAGGTAATATTAACCAATGTTGGACAGGCACAATAACTTCAACCATGTGGGAAACTGCTAATTATACAGGTAGTGCTTATGGGGACGTAGGTATAGTTACAATAGCCCACGGAGACTTAGCATGATAGCACATCTATGGGATAGACTAGCAGATGCTAAAGCAAGGTTAGACCCAGTGCAATCTAAGTATCGTGTACTGTTCGAGAACCCTGCTGAACCAGAAGCACCAGCCTCAGTGTTAGTACCAGACCCTAACTTCATGGCGGCGGCATTAGCTGGTAATGTGCTACCACCTATTGATACATACATTCGTGACCAGAGTGTACCTGATGGACAGCCTAAAGAGCATCCATATGCTAAACCTGTCGGAGCTATGACAGAAGAACAAGCAATAGAATATTTGGTAATGAAAGATATTAGTCCGTCAATCTGGCGTGATTATAAAGGTAACAGAACGATCATGAAGATTGTCCCTGTTGAATTGATCCCATCGGATCGTAGCTTCCGCAATGCGTGGAAAATAAACCAAGCTGAAGAGGAGATCGCAGCATGACAACATTTATTAATATCGATGGGGTTTCTAAAGATACCTCAAGTTTAACAGTACCCTCTGATCGTACCTTTCGTGGTGCATGGGAGTTTAATTCAGATGTAGTTGAAGTTGATATGACAGCTGCTAAAGTTATTCATAGAGATAACTTACGTGCAGAACGTGCTCCTAGATTAGCTGCATTAGATGTATCATATATGAAGGCTTTAGAAGCTGGAACAGGTGCACCTGCAATTGCAACAGAGAAAGATACTTTGCGTAATATTACAGCAGATGCTCGTATAGATGCAGCAACTACACCAGATGAACTGAAAGCATTAACATTATCTGTTTTATTAGGTGAATAATAGCTCTATTTTTTATTATAAATAGTACTGTATAAGACAGGAATAAACAATGGCAAAACCTAATTCAAGAGATACTTTAATAGACTATGCAAAGCGTAGATTAGGGGAACCTGTACTCGAAATAAATGTAGATGAAGATCAGCTAGAAGATAGAGTTGATGAAGCTATTGAATACTTTCAAGAATATCATTCAGATGCTACAAAAACTGTTTATCTAAAACATCAAGTAACTGCAGATGATATTACTAATGGTTATATTCCAATACCATCAGATTATATTTTTGTAAAAAGAGTTTTACCTATAAATGGTGGAAATAGTTCTAGTGGTATGTTCTCACTTGGTTATCAACTTAGATTAAATGATCTTGCTGTAATGGGAAGATTTATGGGTGATATGGCATATTATACAATGATGCAACAGCATATCTCTATGATAGAATCAAAACTAAATGGATTACCTCAAGTCAACTTCTCACAATATGAAGGTAAACTTTATATACATGGCGAGTTTGAAACACAAGATGTAATTGTTGGACAATATATTATTGTAGAAGCTACTCAACTTGTAGACCCAGCAACAAATACTTCAGTATATAATGACAAGTGGTTGAAGCAATATACAACCGCTCTTATTAAACAACAGTGGGGTCAAAATCTCAGTAAGTTTGAAGGAATGCAATTACCTGGTGGTGTGACTATGAATGGAATGGTTATACTAGAAGCAGCTAATGCAGAAGTATTAAAACTTGAAGAAGATATAAGAATGGAACATGAACTTCCTGTAGATTTTTTTGTAGGTTAATATGCGCAATTTATATTTCTCAGACGGCTATAAACCAGAACAACTTCTATATGAAGATTTAATCATAGAAGCGGTAAAGATATATGGTCAAGACCTATACTATATGCCACGAGATTTGGTTAATATTGATTCTGTATTCAAAGAAGATCCAGTTTCGTCTTTTAATTCTAGTTATAGAGTTGAGATGTATATTGAAAGTAATGATGGGTTTGATGGTGAAGGCGATCTGTTTAGTAAATTTGGAGTTGAAATTAGAGACAGTGTTACTCTTATCATGGCTAAAAGACGGTGGAATGAAACTGTAAGAAAATATGATAATGAGATTGAAACAGATAGACCATCAGAAGGCGATCTAATCTATACACCATTTGCTAAAAAACTATTTCAGATTATGCATGTTGAACACGAACAACCATTTTATCAATTAAATAATTTACCTGTATATAAACTAAGATGTGAATTATTTGAATATAATGATGAAGACATTGATACAGGTAATCCAGATATTGATCGTATTGAAGCAGCTAATGCTTTCAGTTTTGATTTAACACTTGATAGTGATTCACTTGGATTTATTGTTGGTGAAACAGTGAACCAAACTATTTCGGATGGTGTCATTATGTCTGGTGAAGTTTCCTCATGGAATCCTGATACTAATATATTAAAAGTTATTCATGCTGGTGCTGATGATGGTAACTTCCATACATTTATTACAAGCACTCAAATACAAGGTTCAACAAATAATACACCAGGTTCTGGTGTGCCAGTACTTTCTGGTGCAAATGTTATTTCGATTACTGAATCTAATAACGTAATATCTAACGAACAAAACTTAGACTTTGCTACAGAAATAGAAGATTTCTTGGATTTCTCAGAAGGCAATCCATTTGGTGAAGTTGTTAAAAGCACAGGATTTACTAGCTAATGTTTGATAATTATTTCTACCATGAGAGACTTAGAAAAACTGTTGCAATATTCGGTTCTCTTTTTACTAAAATATATGTAATAAGAACAGATAGCAATAATAAGGTTATGAGCACAGTTCGTGTGCCTTTAGCATATTCACCTAGATCAAAATTTCTTGCAAGACTACAGCAAGTAGGTGAGTTTGGTAAAGATGATTCTGTTGCCATTAAACTTCCTAGATTATCTTTTGAAATGACTTCAATAGCATATGACTCGACAAGACAATTAGCAAAGACTAATACTCAGTTAAGAGCTGCAACTGTAGATGATAGTAAACAGCGTGCTAAGATTAGACAGTCAACTCCTTATATTGTTACATTTTCTTTAGGTGTCTATGCAAATAATCAAGATGATGCATTACAGATTGTAGAGCAGATACTACCTTATTTTGCACCACAATATACAGTAACGATGAAACCTTATAAAGATTACCCTGATATAAAAGAAGATGTTCCTATTACACTACAGTCTGTATCTTTTATTAATGAAGGTGAAGGATTACAAGAACAAAGACAAACAGTACAATATGTGCTAGACTTTGAGGTTAAAATTAGCTTTACTGGTCCAATTTCTGACGGTGAAGTTATTACTAAGGCTATTACTGAGCTTGAACTTAATCAAGGTACTAAATACAGTACTATTACTACAACGCCTACAGTGATACCGCAATATGATTCTGACTATGGATTTACTCAGACATATAATTATGAGGAAATATCGAGCGATGACGGATGATGATAACATTAAAAGTGATTATGATAAGTCACGAGAAACATATTATGATCTAATTGAAAAGGGACAAGATGCCCTGAGTATGATGATGGAAGTTGCCAGAGAATCAGAACACCCTCGTGCTTATGAGGTATTGTCTGGTATGATTAAGAACGTAGCTGATGTTAATGACAAGCTAATGGATCTTAATAAAAAGAATAAAGATATTAATAAAACTGATGTACCAGCATTGGAAAATGCTACAACAAATAATAATGTCTTTATAGGTTCTACTACAGATTTACAGCGTATGCTACAAGATGTAAAAACTGAAAAGCCAACGGCTAAGGTAAATAATGTGATTGATATTACGCCAAGAATTAAAGATGAATAAAGAACATGGTTATTTAGGAAATAGTCACGTTAAGAAAGATGGAGTAATTACTCCATGGACTCAAGATGAGATTATTGAATATAAAAAGTGTATGGAAGATCCCGTGTACTTTGCAAAGAAGTATTGTAAAGTTATACACTTAGATAGAGGTTTAGTCAACTTTGAACTATATCCTTATCAAGAAGAAATGTTTGATCACTTTAATAGTAATCGCTTTTCTATTGTTTTAGCTTGTAGACAATCTGGTAAATCAATATCTTCTGTTGCATACATTCTATGGTTTTCTTTATTTCACTCAGAAAAAAATGTTGCCATTCTTGCTAATAAAGGTGCTACTGCTAGAGAAATGTTAGCACGTGTTACTCTTATGTTAGAAAACTTACCATTCTTTCTACAACCAGGCACTAAAGCACTTAATAAAGGTTCTATTGAATTTTCTAATAATTCTAAGATAATTGCTTCTGCAACATCTGGTTCTTCTATTCGTGGTCTATCTATCAACTTACTATTCTTAGACGAGTTTGCATTTGTTGAAAATGATGCACAGTTCTATACATCTACATATCCAGTTGTATCATCTGGTAAAGATACAAAGGTTATTATTACATCTACTGCTAATGGTATTGGTAATGTATTTCATAAGATATGGGAAGGGGCAATGCAGAAAACTAACCAATTTGTTCCTTTCAGAGTTGATTGGTGGGATGTCCCAGGCAGAGATGAGATATGGAAACAAGAAACTGTAGGTAATACATCACAGCTA